TGGACAGACGCAGTAAATAAAAAGAATACTTTTAAACCGATCGAAGTACACTGGTCAGAAGTACCTGGTCGTGATGACGAATGGAAGAAACAAACAATTAAGAACACAAGTGAGGCACAGTTTCAAACCGAGTTTGAGTGTGAGTTTCTAGGTAGTGTTGATACACTTATCAATGCACAAAAATTAAAGACAATGGCCATTGTTGATCCAAAAAGAAGTCCTGATGGATTAGATGTTTATGAAATGCCAGTGAAAGGTCATACTTACATTATGACTGTTGATGTTGCAAGAGGTATTGCAAATGATTATTCTGCTTTTATAGTAATTGACGCAACAAAAGCACCATATAAAATCGTTGCAAAGTATCGAAACAATGATATCAAACCAATTGTCTTTCCTAACATATTAAAAAAAGTGGGCGACTATTATAACAAAGCATATTGTCTAATAGAGATAAATGATCTAGGTCAACAAGTGGCAGACGCAATGCAATTTGAACTAGAATATGACAATATGATGATGGTCACGCAGCGTGGTAGAGCAGGTCAAGTATTAGGTGGAGGCTTTAGTGGACGGGGCAATCAATTAGGTTTAAGAATGACGAAAGGTACTAAAAAAATCGGAACTTCAAATCTGAAAAGTCTGATAGAAGGTGATAAGTTAATTGTTCAAGACTTTGATATTGTATCTGAATTATCAACTTTTATTTCTAGGGGAAAATCTTTTGAAGCTGAGAGTGGTGCTCATGATGATTTAGTAATGTGTCTAGTTATCTTTTCTTGGGTTGCCAATCAAAGATATTTTAAAGAGTTGACAAATGTAGATGTACGAGGTCAAATGTTTACAGATCAAAAGAACGCAATAGAAGCTGATATGGCACCTTTTGGGTTTATAGATGACGGAATAAATGACCCTGACGGACATAATAACTCGTTTTTTGATGACGCAGGTGTCTTATGGCAACCAGTGACATATCGTAAGGGCGAATAGTATAGATGTGGATATATATAAATATCTACATAAAAGGGTTATAACTAATAAAGATTAATATTAATATTAAGGAGAACTAAACATGGCTTTTCAAGTATCACCAGGTGTTAATGTGACTGAAAAGGATCTAACGAATATCGTACCAGCAGTATCTACATCTTCTGGCGGAATCGTTATTACAGCAGAAAAAGGACCAATTGATGAGATTACTACAATTTCATCTGAACAAGAGTTGGCTGATACATTTGGAAAACCAAATGCAAACAACTTTGAAGAATGGTTTAGTGCTGCTAACTTTTTAGGTTACGGAAACAATCTGAAGGTAGTAAGACCAATTACAGGATTATTAAATTCTGTTTCAACTGGATCTGCTGTCTTAATTAAAAATACTGCCGACTATTTAAATACTTACTATTCAGCATCAGGCGCTGGACAAGTATCAAACATTGGAACATGGGCTGCTAGAGAAGCAGGAACATTAGGAAACAGTTTAAAAGTTTCTTTATGTCCTAACTCTACTGCTTTTGGACCACACTCAATGAGTGGTAATCTAGTTGCTGACGCTTCTGCTGCTATCGGAGATACATCAATTACTGTTGATGATGGTAGTTTAATGCAAGTTGGTGACATACTAGAATTCGGAGACGCAAGTAATGTGCCTTCAGCTGACGGTGCACCTTCTGGATTCTTTTACAAAATAACTGCAATATCAACTCATGTACTAACAATCGCTAGATTCAATCCTCAAACAGGAGCTACTGAAACTGGTGGTTTAAGACACGCTGTTGTTGATGACGCTAAAATCCTAAGACATTGGGAATACTACTTTAACTTTTCAACTCCACCGACAACAACAGACGATACAGCTGCTGCTGGTGGTTCACTAGACGAAATGCATATTGCAGTAATAGATGAAGATGGTTCAATCACAGGAACTGCTGGAACAATCCTAGAAACTTTTGAAGGTGTTTCACAGGCGTTTGACGCTAAAACTTCTACTGGTGCAAGCAACTATTATCCACAAGTAATATATCAACAATCAAAATTTATCTATTGGATAGATCATATCGCTACTTTATCAGACGGTGTGACTAAAGTAGGTACAACTTTTGATAATACAGTTGGTGACGCATTTGTAGTAAATAGTGTTTCACTTACAAGTGGTACAGACGATTACGTTGCTACTAACGCTGAGATCGCTACTGCATACGAGAAATTTAATGATTCTGAAAATGTTGATTTAAGTTTATTAATATGTGGACCTTCTCAAACAGGTGCTGACGCAACTGGAGATACAAAAGCAACTGCTGTTATGGATATCGCAACAGCAAGAAAAGACTGTGTTGCTTTCATATCACCTGCGAGAGCAGATGTAGTTGGTGTTGCTAATGCAATTACACAAACTCAAAATGTAGTATCATTTGCTGATGGTTTACCATCATCAAGTTATGCTGTAATTGATAGTGGTTACAAGTATATGTACGATAGATACAATGATGTTTATAGATTCGTTCCTTTGAACGGAGACATTGCTGGTCTTTGTGCTAGAACTGACAGCGTTGCAGACGCATGGTTTTCACCAGGCGGATTCAATAGAGGTCAAATTAGAGGTGCTGTTAAATTAGCATTCAATCCAAACCAAACTCAAAGAGATGAATTATACAAATCTAAAGTAAATAGTGTTGTATCATTTCCTGGACAAGGTACTGTATTGTTTGGTGATAAAACTGCTCAAACTAAACCTAGTGCTTTTGACAGAATAAATGTTAGAAGATTGTTTATCGTATTAGAAAAGGCAATTTCTACTGCTGCTAAATTTCAACTATTTGAATTCAATGATGAATTCACTAGAGCACAATTTAGAAATCTAGTAGAACCTTTTTTAAGAGATGTACAAGGTCGTAGAGGACTTACAGACTTTTCAGTAGTTTGTGACGATACAAATAATACTGGAGATGTTATAGATAGAAACGAATTTAGAGCTGACATTTTTGTTAAACCTGCTCGTTCTATCAATTTCATTCAACTTAACTTTATCGCTACAAGATCAGGTGTATCCTTTTCTGAAGTAGCGGGATCTTAATAGAGAGGAGATAAAATAAAATGCCAAATATAAATGAATTCAAATCTCGTTTAAGAGGTGGTGGAGCAAGAGCCAATCAGTTTAAGGTAACTTTACCTTTTCCTGGTTATGCTGCTGTTGGTGGTGAAACATCTGATCTTGCTTTCTTATGCAAAGCAACTGCTATACCTGGACAAACAGTAGGTAATGTACCTATTGATTTTAGAGGCAGAAAACTTAATATCGCTGGGGATCGAACTTTTGAACCTTGGACAATTACGGTATTAAATGATACTGACTTTAAATTGTACAGAGCATTTGAAAGATGGATGAATGGTATAAACAACATGACTGACAACGAAGGTATCGCAAATCCTGCTGATTATCAAGTTGATGGTTTCGTTGACCATTTAGACAGAAACGGATCAACTCTAAAGTCATATACTTATAGAGGATTGTTTCCAGTCGCTTTAGACAATATTGCTTTGAATTACGGAACTAATGACACTATTGAAGAATTCGGTGTGACATTCCAATTCCAATATTTTGAAACAGATACGACTACATAATATACTTAATAAGTTAAATCGAAAAGGAAAATTATAATATGGTAAAACTACTTGGGTTCGAGATAACAAGAAAAGATGATGATCTGGAGAAGCCGGCGAAAGCCAAACAGGCCTTCACTATACCTTCTCCAGACGACGGCACAACTACTATATCTGCTGGCGGTTACTTTGGCCAATACTTGGATATGGAAGTCACTGCCAAGAACGACTTTGATTTAATCAAAAGATATCGTGAGATCAGTCAGCATCCTGAATGTGATACTGCGATAGAAGATATAATCAATGAGGTTATCGTTTCTAATGAAAGAGATTCTTCAGTTTCTTTATCACTAGATAAACTTGCTATTTCAGACAATATTAAAACAAAAATTAGAGATGAGTTTGATGAAGTCTTACGACTATTAAACTTTGACGAAAAAGGTTTCGACATCTTTAAAAGATGGTACATTGACGGAAGAATATACTTCCACAAGGTGATCGATCCTACTAGTCCTAGAAAAGGAATTAGTGAAGTTAGATACATTGACCCTAGAAAAATTAAAAAGGTTCGTGAGATAACTAAAAAAAGAGATAATAAAGGCAAAGGTATTGAAGTTATAGAACAAACGGCAGAATGGTTTGTGTATAATGAAAAAGGAATGTCTTCAGCAAATTCTAATGCTGGTATAAAGATTGCTTCTGATTCAATTACCTATGTCACTTCTGGTGTTGTAGATCAAACTAGAAATATGGTTATGGGTCATTTGCACAAGGCAATTAAACCTACTAATCAATTGAGAATGATTGAAGACGCTGTTGTTATTTACAGAATAGTAAGAGCACCAGAAAGACGAGTATTCTATGTTGATGTAGGAAACTTACCGAAAGTAAAAGCGGAATCATATCTTCGTGATGTGATGGCAAGATATAGAAACAAACTTGTCTATGACGCTTCAACTGGTGAGATAAGAGATGACAGAAAACATATGTCAATGCTTGAAGACTTTTGGTTACCTCGTAGAGAAGGTGCAAAAGGAACTGAAGTATCTACATTACCTGGTGGACAAAACCTAGGTGAGATTACAGATGTTCAGTACTTTCAAAAGAAACTTTACAAGGCATTGAATGTACCAATTTCAAGAATGGAATCAGAAGCAGGTTTCAATCTTGGTAAGGCTGCTGAGATTACTAGAGATGAATTAAAGTTTACCAAATTCATCGGAAGATTAAGAAAAAGATTTACACAAGTCTTTGGTGATATACTAAAGTCACAATTGATTTTAAAAGGTATCATTACAATCGAAGATTGGCAGAAGATACACAATCATATTCAGTATGATTATCTTAAAGATGGATATTTTGCTGAGTTAAAAGAAGCAGAAATTATGCGAGAAAGATTAAGTCTTGCACAAGAAGTAAGTCCTTATGTAGGAAAATATTACTCTATTGATTACATAAGAAAGAAAGTATTAAGACAAAGTGACGAAGATATAATTGAAATTGATAATCAGATTGCTGATGAAATTAAACAAGGTATTATCGCCTCACCTGAGGGACAGTCTATGGAAAATGATGATGGTAATGCTGATATAAATATAGGAGATGAATAATTATGCCAAATGATAATGTAAAAGATATGGTTAATTCACTTGCGAGTGGTGACAATATTAAAGCTCAAGACGCATTTAAGAATGCTTTGTCTGACAAAATCGGACAAGCACTTGATGATAAAAGACAAACAGTTGCTACGGACTGGTTAAATAGTGCTCAAGATCAAGAAGCAATAAAAGACGCTAGTGGATTAGATGCTGGTGCTAGTAGTGTGGTTACACCAGGACAAGAATCGCCTGTTGAAGAACCTGTTGCTGATGAGGTTGAGATAGATCAAGGTGGAGAAGATGTTGAACCAGCTGTCGTTCCAGAAGTTTAAAAAAACTCTAGTAGAGTTAAAGGAAGACAGTCCTAAAGAAACTGCGGAGTTTAAGAAATTATCTCCTGCAGAAAAACAGGCGGTTAAAGATGTATTTACTTTGTTAGGTAATACCAAGGGGGAGATCATAACTAAGGTCGATGGTATTATCAAACAAGTAGCAAAAAAAAGAAA